TCGCCCTTCTCCATCACTTTCACGCGCCCCGCCGCCGCGCGGTCCAACGCCTGGCGATAGGGATGCTGGCGGTCCTTGAGGCGCTTCAGCGTCTGCGAGTAGATGGCTTCGTTCGGGACGATCCACAGTACGAAGCCAGTGTTGCGGCCCAGATACCGCCCCATGATGCGCGACACGGCGTTGACCGCTAGGAAGGTCTTGCCGCCGCCTGTTGGCACCTTGAAAGTGATGTTCGGAACCGGACGACTGCATCCGTCTTCGCGCGGCGAGAATGGAATGTGTGTGCGTGATTGCGGCAGCTTGCCTGCCGCCTTGATCGCTTTCCAAGCCTCGGCGGGAAAATCCTTCACCGGCAGGCCAAGGCCCGGATTCTCCGCCGCCAGTTTCGCAATGGCGTCCGCGCTTACCTTCTCGAACTTCAGCGCCTCCAGATAGGCGTCTAGCGTCTCCAGTACCCGCGCCTGATAGTCGAGCGTCCGCATGCCTCTAGTCCCGCTCTACGCGATAGAGTGCGAAGGGCAGCGGCACGAACTCCACATCGATATGCCGCTCGGTCAGCAGCTTCTGACTGACATAACGCGCAGGCGCGAACACAAGGTGTTTCTTGTCCGTCTTTGCCTTGGCGATCTTCTCGGCGAATGAAAGTGTCAGCGCCGCGTCCGGCGATTTCAGCCAGTCGAGGTCAGGCTTGTAGATCAGCCACACATGATGGCTGGCAGATGCGCCAAGATAAAAGGTCTTCTCGTTGCCCGCCTTCGGGTCCACGGGCTGTCTGGTCGCCATGTGAAACAGCACGCTGCCCAGCCCCGCCCATGTGGGCAACGCCTTGCCGGTCAGGATCGCGTCCAGCTCCACCGGAGCGCCTAGCGTGCAATAGGTGAACTCGCCGCCCAGCCCTTCCTGAAGGGCGGGGTGGGTCGTGTAAGCGACGCCGGCCGCCACGGCCATCACGCGCGGCCCGGTGATTTCTGCGGCAATTGCTTCCTCAAGCTCAACAAGTATGAACCGGCGCGCTCCTCCGTCGCTCCGGTTAAGCTTGAGCGTCGCATGCGCAGTTGTTCCGGAACCTGCAAAACTGTCCAAGATCAATGACGTCTTAGAGGTCGCAAACGAAAGCAGACGCTCAACCAACTGCGAGGGCTTGGGATACTCGAATGTTTTCTTCCGCCCCGGGAAAATATCACGAAGTTCGTAGGCGGCGGTCCGCCCATCCAACTCGATCACGCTGGGTAGCTTTTCGAGATAATCCTTCGCGTAGACCTTCAGCTCAATAATCTTGTCGTGATCTTCGCCGAAGAGAATTTTGTTGTCTTTGAGTAGTTGGTTCATCGTCTCGGGCGGAAACCGATAGCCCATGAGCGGTTGCTTACATGGCTTCTTTGTCACCGGGTGCATCACATCATATCGATAGCCCTCACGGCCGGGGTTGTGGACGCTCTGACTGCCAGTGTAGACGCCGCCTTCGTCGATGTATTTGTAACGATCCAACGGCCAAAGCTCGGCCTTGTGCTCTCGAAACCAGTCTGAGTAGGCGGCCTGTAAGTCAGGCGACGTGCCGTGTCTTGAGATCAAGTCTTCGCCCACTTTGACCAGCACGTCTTTGACCTCTGAGAGTCGGGACTTCCAGACCGTTGCCACACGCGCTTTGTTCTTGGCGAAGCAGACAATGTATTCGTGTTCAACAGCGATCCGAGTTGGATTGTTGTCGGTGACATTCTTCCACACAATCGTTCCAAGCCAATTGTCGGCGCTGAGGAAGACCTCGTCTAGGAGGGCTCGCAGTCGATGAAGTTCATTGTCATCAATGCAGACGAACATCACTCCGTCCTCGGAGAGAAGCTCGTGCAACAGGCGCAGGCGCGGCCACATCATTGCGCACCATTTGTCGTGGCGCAGGCCGTCATCGATTCCGATGGGGTTGGCCTCCAGCCACTCCCGGATCATCGGCGCGTTGACGTTGTCGTTGTAGGCCCAGCCCTCGTTGCCTGTGTTGTAGGGGGGGTCGATAAAGATGCAGTCCACCTTGCCCGCATACAGTGGCAGCAGCGCCTTCAGCGCATGCAGGTTGTCGCCCTGGATGATCAGGTTGCCATCGAGACGCGGGGTGCCGATCCCCTTCTTCGCGTGGATCTCCAGCGGACGGAACGGCACCGCTAGGTGGTGGTTATAGACGAACTCCTTGCCCTTGAAGCTGATCTCGGTCACGCGGCCCTCACCCTGTTTTCGAGGGCATAGGAGGGGAAGGCGCGGACGCTGGCAACCCGCCTCAACCCACGGCGGACTTCGAAGCGAGATAGTCCACAACCCATTTTATCGTGGCCGCATCCGGCGCGCCCGATTGGGGAGGATTGGCTGTCCGATGGCGCAGCCCATCCATGAGCGCAATCTGCCGATGCTCGGGGATTTGGCCATAGCTGTTGGTTGTCGTGCGCAGATGCTCGTGGCCAAGATTCTGGCTCCAGCTCTTTTCCTCTTCCTGGGTTAGCCGGGAGGTCTGGCCCAGCCGCGTGATGGTCTTTCGCAGCAGATGCGGGTTGAAAGATGGAAAGCCCTGCGCCTGGAGCGCAGTCCGGAAAATGCGCCGGATGGCGGCGGCGCTCTCCCAGTGGCGTCGCTCCAGCCCCACGGCTTCGAAACGACCCGTCGCCGGGATTCCCATAAGCGTTGAGGGAAACAGTGGATCATCCGACCCGTAGTGCAGAGTTTCCTTCAAGTGCCTGATCCAATCGGCAACGATCACTTCAAAGTCGGCCCCCACCGGGAAGAACCCTGACGTGAACGTCTTCCGGTTCTTCGTCCGGACCATGCGCGCGTCTTGGAACACGGTCCTACGCTCCAGATTGATATGGCCGATGTTGAGCGAGGCGATGGCGTCATCCCGCGCCCCGGACAGGAGAGCGAAGGCGATCAGCGCCCGGTCGCGCTTTCGAACGTCCGTTTCGCCAGGCATGCGCTGGACTAGGCCGCGCACCAGCTCAACATCCGGCGCCGGTCTCTCCCGTCGCGCCGTCGCGATCCGGGCATCGTTGTCTGTCAGGTTGAAATAGTCGCAATCCGTGCGCTTGATCCGCGCCTTGTATCCCGGCTGTTCGGCGAGCCAAGCAAAGAACGCGCGCAGCGCCTTCAGTCGTGACTTAATCGTTGATTTTGATAGCGGTTGTCCCGTCTTCTCGTTCGTCCGCTCTTCAAGGGCGCGCTTGTACCGCCGCGCCTGCTCGACGTGGAAGAGAGCGAAGTCCCTCCACTTGGTCGTCGCCTCAAAGTCTGCGATTGCGGCAGCGACTGCGTTTGCGCTGCCCTTCGTCTTGCCTTGGGCTTCCTCAAAATAGCTGAGGTAGGCCCGCTTGATCCGTTCATTTTTCGGCAGGTGCCTGCTAGGCATGTCTCATACCCTCGCCAAGTGGACATTTCCGCAGGCGGCGGCCGTCTCGCTTATATCTGTACGAAATCTTAACCGCCCGGAGGATGCGCTCCGCCTGGAGACCAGCCCATAATAGCCGCGCTGCCCAAGCCACCCACAGCGCCGATCATGGCGTTATACTGCGCCATCTTCTGCGCGTAGTTCGCCTGCTGGTTCTGGAAGCCCTGCTGCGTGATGCCCGCGATGTCGGTCGTCTGCATCCGGTCAGGCTGCGAGATGGCAAAGTTTGGCGTCTGAACCTGAGAGCCTGAGAGCAGCGCCGCAATCTCGTTGAGCGGCTGGTTGCGAAGTGCCATCTGCTCCTGAAGTTGAGCACCGCGCTGACGGTCCTGCGCATCGAGCATGTTCGTGATCTGCGCATAGCGGTTGTTGGCAAGGGTGTCGTTGCGAGCACGTTCGCCCTGCTGGTTCGCGTAGGTCTGCGAGCGGTTGGCGTTGTTGAACCCCGCAGCGTTGGTCCTGTTGGCCAAGTCCTGACTGCGAAGGTCGTTGTTCATCCCCGTGCGCTGAACCTGATTGGCCCACTCTGCCGCGCTCGCCTGATTGTTGAAGCCTGCCGACGCCAGGATATCCGCAATCGACCGCGCACGGTTCTGGTTGGCGAAGTCCGCAGACGCAAACTGGTCAGCACGAGCCGCTGCGTTCTGCTGGTTGTTGTAGGCCGTCCGCTGAAACTGGTCGGCGTTCCGCTGTCCGATGACATTGTTGTTGAAACCGACAGCAGCAAGCTGATCGGCATTGCCACGCATTGCGTTCTGATTATTGAAGTCGGTGCGCGCTAGTTGTTCTGCCGCCATCTGGCTGGCCAACTGGTTATTGTAGCTGCCACGCTGGAACTGGTCAGCGTTGCTTGCCTGAATCGTATTGTTGTTGAAGCCAACCGCAGCAAGCTGGTCTGCGTTACTGCGAGCAGCATTTTGGTTGGCCAATTCCGTGCGCGCCATTTGTTCGGCTGCGGTCTGGCTCGCAAGTTGGTTGTTGTAACTGGCGCGCTGGAACTGATCGGCGTTCTGCTGGCCAGCAGCCTGATTGTAAAAACCTGCCGCTGCCAGAGCTTCAGAGTTGGACATTGCACGGTTGCGGTTGTTGAAGTCTGCCGTCGAAACCTGATCGGCTCGCTCCAGTCCAAGCGCCTGATTGTTCATGCTCAGACGCGCAAGTTGGGCTGCGTCCTGCGCGCCCATCGCCTGATTGTTGAACCCGGCTGCTGCAAGCTGATCCGCATTTGCGCGAGCAGCGTTCTGGTTGTTGAAGTCTGCCGCAGATAGCTGATTAGCGTATTCCTGCCCTGCGTACTGGTTGTTCATGGCAAGACGAGCAGCTTGATCAGCATTCCGCTGACTGGATAGCTGATTGTTGAACTGGGCTGTCGAGACCTGATCTGCTCGCTCCTGCCCCATCAGTTGGTTGTTCATGCCTAGGACGTTGAGTTGATCCGCCCTGTCTGCACTAGCCGCCTGATTGTTGAAGCCAGTCGTGGCAAGAGCATCAGAAATCCGACGCGCACTGTTCTGGTTGTTGAACCCGGCAATCTGGGTGCGGTCCTGCAATCCCTGCGAGGCAATCTGGTTGTTGAAGCTGGCGACATCACGCGCCTCGCCCGCTCTCAAGCCCACATTCTGGTTGTTGAACTGTGCCGCGCTGAACTGGTCCGCACGTTCCTGCCCAGCAAGCTGGTTGTTGAAGCCAAGCTGGTTGTTCGCATTGTCGAAGGTCTGCTGACGCGCGGAGTTTCCAAACGCTGCTGCATCGCGGTTGAGCCCGGTAATGCGTGACTGCTCCTGCCCTGCGTTCAGGATAGCCGCGATGCGCGCATCGTTGGCCATCCGGCTGTTCTCGTCGAGCGCGCGGTCGCGGCCCGTACCCTCCCGAATGCCACGGTTGGCAAGGTTGGTCTCAAGCAGGTTGCGCTGGCGATCAAGCTCAGGATTGAGCCTCGCCATGAGGGCATCCTCGTAGCGTCTCGAATCCCCGACATCGTAGCCAGTCTGGAGGCCAGCATTGCCGCTTTGACGCGCGTAGGACGGACCAGCGCCGATGTCTGTGTAGGATCCACCAGAGCCAGCCTGGATGCCCTGATAGTTTGGCGCACCCCCAATGTCGGCATACTGCGCAGAGTCACGCACGCGGTCATAGTTTGCAATTGCGTTTGCGCGATTATAGCTTGGCCCAGCACTGATATCAGAATAGCCCTGCTGCTGCCCCATGCGTTCAAATGCAGGCCCGCCGCCAACATCGCTGTAGCCACGCTGCCCGCCAATGCGCTCGTAAGTCCCGCCCTCTCCCGTCCGGCCATAGCTCGGCCCGCCGCCGATGTCGGAATAGCCCTGACGATCTGCCGATAGCTGATAGTCACGCCCCGCGCCCATGCTCTGGTAATTCGCGCCGGGGCCAGCATCGGAATATCCGCGCATCGTGCCAGCGCCGCTGTAGCCCTGCGCTGCGCCCATGCTTTGATAGTTTGCGCCAGAACCAGCGTCAGCGTAGCCACGCATCGTTCCAGCGCCCGAATAGTCCTGCCCCGCACCCATCCGCTCGGATTGCAGCGAGCCGCCTACGTCCTGATAGCCGCCGCCTTGGCCAACGCGGTCATAAGACGGGCCACCGCCGACTTGATCGTACTGCGGAAGATTTCCGATGTTCTCGAACTGCGGTCCTTCGAGGTCGCCGCCATACTGGCTCGGCTGCAACGAACTGCGATCCGACCACGATGTGATGTTGCCCGTGTCCATCGGACGCGACAACAGATCGCCCGCACGCTGCGCCTGATCCGCACCAAGATTGGCAAGCGTCAGGTTACCGCGATAGTTGGCATCACGCAGCGCCTGCGCTTGCGGCGACAGGGTCGTGGTCGCCGTGTATTGCGGGAGGTCGTAATACTGCCCGCTGTTCGGATCGGTCCAGCCATACGAGCCGGTCTGGCTGTAGGTCAGCGAGCCATCGGGGCCGACCTGGTTGACTTGGCCAAGGGCCGTGTTTGCCACAGCCGTGCCAACTGATTGGCCGGTCTGGGCTCTGGCAACTTCACTTGGACTCGGCGGCGTAGGCGCGCTTGGCTTACTCAAAGTCTGATCCTTCCCACTGTTCGCGGGTCAACGTCCAAACAACACCGTTCTCGTTCCGACCAAAAAGGCGCGGGATGTCGATCCGGTCAAATCCGTAGCGCTTGAGCTGCCGATGCAGCCGCGTGTTGTGTTCGCTGTTGCGCGTCACGATCATCTGGCAACCGATGCCATCGAAGGCGTAGGCGAACAATTCGTGCAGTATCTGACGTGTCATCCACTTGGGCGTGATCGATGCGCCAGAGAACTCAATCGTCCCAGCGTAAGGATTCCACTCGTGCCACGCCCAACCCGCAACCAGCCGGCCATCACCATCGATGACACCGACGCAGCGAGCAGCGCCAAAACCTTGCGGGCAATTGGGAACGAGCGCGGAGACAAACCTCTCCACATCCGCATCGTGGTCGTAAAGAAGCTGCACTAGACCACTACGTCGCCAGTATTGTACGTCAGATGCATCACCATCAGCTCAGCATCAGGAACGGGCGTTGTCCCGCATGTGATCTGCACCTGTGGGGCATGAGACGAACCCGCACCGTTGACGCTGACCCAGCGCGTCGTCGTGGTGGTTGCTTCAGTCGATCCATCCCACAAGACCGTATCCCAGAGGCCGCTATCCCACGTCGATACGGTCGTGTCCGAAACGCTCGACGGAGGGCTGGGGAATGACTGGCCGTAATCAACGCTGCACGATAGCTGCGGGGTGAACGGCACGGACGAACGGAACACCGCCCTTGCCTGCATCGCCGTCTTGAAGGCTCCAGGCGCTCCCATGTCCGCAAAATGCCATGCGACCTTGGCAGTATAGACCGCGCCGTCGTCATTGCCCTCGGACTGCATGATGAAGACCTTGCCCGCAGTCGAGCCGAAGTAGATGGTCTCGTTGTGGTTGGCGAAGCAACGGGCTGCAATGCCCGTCCATCTCGCCCACGCGCCCGTCTCAAGGTTGACAATAAAGCACTGCGCAGCAGTCGTGCTGTCAACAACCGGGTTGGTGATGACAGCCATGTTCTTCTGCGGCCAGCGCTCGATTTCCCAAGGCAGTGTGATGCGAGCCAGAGCCTCGTCGTGCCAGTCTTTCTCAATCGGCAACGACACCGCCGCCAAGGACAGCGCTATGGCATCCTTCTGAAGCACTGCACTTAGCGGTACAAGGCCATCCGTCGAGGCAATGATAAGGTCGCCGCCTGAACGTGTGAACGCATTCTTGCCGAGAGGGACGCCGCCAATATCATAGCGACCATTGAGCGACCAGTTCGATGCACTCGGATCATCGCCCGAATAGACCGCAACCTCGCCCTTGTCGGACACAAACACGCAGTAGTCGTCAATGCCGTCGCCCGCATCGGTTGACCACGTAGCACCGAACAACAGAGATCCGCCGCGCTGGAAAACACCGCGCAGCGTCATGTCATTGGCAGCACCGCCAATCGAGTCGATGCCAAGATACCACGCGACCATCGTGCCGGTCTGGACGAAATACAGCCGGTTCTTGAAGGCCCAGACAGCGCTCAGCGTGGAGGTCGTGACACCCGTGATGGCCGGGGTCGAGATGCCTGTGATGGCCGTCCACGTCGATCCGTCATAAAGCCGCGCGCTGTCGGTTCCGTTGACGGCGTACATATAATTTCCGCCGCCCGTCTCCATCTGCTGGACCGAGTAGTATCCGCTCGTCTGACCCGTCACGCCGGTCGAGGGCGTCGAAGTTATGTCGTAGATTTTCGAGGCGTCCGATGCGAACAGCTTTGAGACGCCGCTAATCCTGTAAGTGAACAGGCTGAGGACCGTGTCCGAACCAACGTCTGCGTATTCCTGATACCCACCGCGAACCGTGATGCCTGATTGCGTCGGTATCCAGTTGTCAAGGACAATGGCCGCGCCTTGCAGATTGCCCGCGAGGTTGGTGTTGGTAACCCACCCCTTGGTTGGCGAGCGGAACGCCTGCATCTGCATCCGCGTCTGTGCGCGCGGGGGCGCTGCCTGTCTGCGGAAGGCTCGTCTCATGTGCCGCCCGGTAATCTGCCAGGATACGCATAGGTAATGCCGCGCACCCCTCTTGCAGTACCCTGAACCAGAATGGTCGCGCCCTTGTCGCGGGAGATCAGCTTCTCTTTCAGGACTTCGTAGTCGTCCAGTTCCTGCGCATAAGGCTGACCCTTGGCCTGCTTCCAGCGGTAGATGATGCCAAGCTTCAACAGCCTTTCATCCAGCCGGAAATTGTCCGTGTCAGTTGCGAATATCGTCGTGTTCGCACCCGCTGCCGGATCAACATAGAGATTGGACTGGTAGAAATACCGGCAAGTGATGGCAGAGGCTGGCGCTTTGCGAATGTGCAACTGCCCGCCGTAGATGATCCATTCGCCCGGAACCGGATCAAACTCACGCTCGATGTGCGAGAGCCAGACGTTCTCATCCACAACCTTGGCAAGCGGACGGTCGTTGTCCGATGACCAGATGTCGTTCGTATCCGGCATCCAGTCATAGTCAGACGGGAGATTGAAATCTTCCGTCGTTCCATCGCCTGTCAGCGTTGCAAGGGTTTTCAGCAACTGCCACGCATGAGCCTTAGAGATCATGTTAGCGACATCGTTGGTTATCGCCTTCAGCTCGACATGCTCACGCACGGTCGATGCCATGACTGCATCAGGGACAGATACCCCGATAAAGCTACATGCATATTGGATCGCTGACAGGACCGTCATCTATCAGGCCGCTTCCATCGACTGAGCTTTGATGCGTGCATTCATTTCGTCCGCAAGCGCGATCAGCTTGGCATTTCCCAGCTTGTGATGGGGCTCCGGTGCGCCAGGATCAGCATCGCGCATCCAGTTGCGGATATCCTCGTCTGCCCAGCCAGAGAAGGGCGAAACCGTCTCCGGCGCCGCTGCCTTCTTGGCTGCAACAGGAGACTTGCCCGATGTCGCCGCCAAAAGTTGAGACATCTGCGCCTTCAGTTCATCGACCTGCGTCTGCATCGCGGCCTTTTCCATCTCGTGCTTTGCATCTACCGCAGCGCCAGAAGCGCGTTCGAGGTAGAGCGCCGCCTGCTTGCGAATGTTGACAAGGTCGCGGCCCAGCTTGGTGTTGATGTCCACCGCAGCGAGCTGTTCAGCCGTCAGGATGTTGATCGCCTTGAGTTCTAACCTGCGAGCATCGGTGAGGAACGGAAGCTCACTGATCGGCGTGCCGTTGACGACATGCTCCTTGCCTGCCTTGAATGCATCGTAAGCAGCCTTGAAATCCGGGTGGTCCTTCCACTTTGGCCAGTAGCGAGACTGGTCTTCGGGGTTCGTCAGCGGACGATCAGAGCGATCAGAGGCCGGCGCGTGCAGTTCGGACTTGGTGTTGCCCGCCCACTGAATGCGGATCATCTCGACATCGTCATAGATAGGCCGACCAGCCGCAGCGGTCTTGCCATCGTTGATCTGAACGCCGTTGTAGAAGTGAACGACAGCCTGCGTGTGGATGATGCCGCCAGCTTGTTCGATGTTCATGGACATTTAGCTCTCCGTCTGAGGGACTGTGAATTGACTACCAGAGTGACGTTTCATGCGGCCTTGGCTGACCGTGAAAGAAGACCGCACGGGTGTCGTGCGGGATGTTGTCGGCGTTCATTCCGAAATTGGCCTTCCAGCTACCGAACTGGCCCGGCAGCAAGTCCTGCAACCGCATCGCCATCGGCATGTGCTGAGTGATCCACGCCTGATCGCCGCGATAGTCGTCAGTCGGCTTGCCCGCCTCAACCCACGCCTTCCAGACGTGATCAGCCTCGCCCGCCGTCCATGACATGATGGACGAGTTAAGTTGCCCCGGTTGCCACACGTCACGCAGGCCAGCGAACGGGCCATCGTATTTCATGAGGTCGGTCAGATCCCCGGTGATGACCGTGTCCAGATCGAAGTAGACGCAGCGCTCGCCCTTCGGAAACCGATTAGGCTCGAACATCTGAAGCTTGGCCCACCACGAGGCAGGGCCTTCACGCAGGACATGGAACTTGGCCTCGCCCTTGTAGTTCTTCGCCACGCCTGAGAGGAGCCTAGAGACGTAATCCTCGCCCCGGCCTAGGTAGTCTCCCGTCGCCACGCAGATCACGTTCAGCGCCTTCGTGGCGGGCCTGCGCGGCCAGTTGGCAATGAGGTTGGAACGTTCCCGAACCATGCTCTGAAGCAGCCCGTCGCCGTGGAAGGTCACGGTCGGCTTGTCCGCATCCAGCGCGAACATCTCCTCAAGCGTGAACCAGTCCGTACATTGCGTCAGGAAATTGTTGTCGGTGACGTAGCCATTGATCTCAATAGTCCCCGCCTTGCCATCGCGGCTGTCGGGATAGGCGTGCGTCTTGTCGCCCCGATATGAGCTATCCAGCCCATGCATCTCAAAGCGCCGGAAACCCATGTAGTGAGCGAGGTTCAGCCACCTCATGCCCATTGTCGTCCCGCCCGCAATCATGTCCGTGTCAGGCGGCAGGACATCGGTAATGCCCGGCATCCCCGATGGGTGCCAGAGGACGACCTTGCAGCCCTTCAGCTTGTCGAACACGCTCGGATGGCAGGTAGACGCCACGAAATAGAACACGCCTGGATGCGGCTCGATCAGGTCCGCAATGTGCGGTCGTGCATCAAGCAGCCCGCAGGCCCACGGGGTAATTCCCTTGGAGAGCAGGAAGCCCAGACCTGCATTTGCGGTGACGATGACGCCATCGAGGTTGCGCCATGTATCTCCGAGAGAAGGGCCACCGCCCGCGACCGACAGTGTGCGTCCGTGCGGGCGGCAAAGTTGAGGGAGTGGAAGGTGCCGCCCCAAGGCTGATCGGACGTGCTCAAGCATCGTCTCGTCAGGCGTAGCAATCCGGGGCGGGAAAACCGAGAGGACGCGGGCAGATACGCCCGCGCCCCCATCACTAGCTCTCACTACGAGCCAGACAGACGGTCGGTAACAAACGGACGGTCAATCTCAAACTCAGAATAGAGATTGCCAACCGTAGCGGTTGCCGCACCTTTGGCATTCGCCACGAGGTCGCCAGCGACAGACGTGTCATCCACGCTGCCAGCCGTGCTCGTGATCCACACTTTGGCGTTGTCGGCGTAAAGCGTCAGGCACGAAGCCAGGGCTTTGCCGGAACGCTGGAACCAGCCGTAATAGCTGGCCGTGATGGACGACATGGCGACAGCCACCGGGCCAATCGCGTCGGCGGCAAGACGTGTAACCGTCCCGTCGTCCATGTTGATCGTCACCCAGTTACGAACAGCGCATGAGGCAACGCCCTTCAGATAGACAAAAGTGCCAGCGCCATAGGTCTCGTCTTTGCAGCCAACCTCAGTTCCGAGGTCGTGTTTCTTCGTAAGCGAACGTTCGGCAATCGCCTGATTGAGCAGGAAGTTGCCATTAGGTGTCCAAGTCATTGGAGTTTTCCTATTGGATTGATGTGAAGGAGACCCAGACCAGCGGCTCACCCATCTCTGGACAAGCCGCTGGCAAAGATCAGTTGCTCAGGTCAGGTCGATCAGGGGCTGGAATCGTACAGCTTGGCAGTATGCACCGGGTTCTTCAGGACGAGTTCGCCCATGAAGCCGATGTGCTGGACCACAGCGTCCTGGTTGATCGGCATCTGCTTGCCGCCGAACCGCTCGAAGTTGCGGTCCTTGTTGTAGTAGAATTGCAGATCCTTCATCGAGATGAAGTAGGATGCGTCATCCGGCATGGCCGTACCGACACCGCCTTCGAGCACCACGTCGATGGACTTGCCAGCGCCGTAATACTTCATTGCGCTGAAACCGCCCTTGCCGAGACCATTCTCGTCGTTGATGCGCTGAATGGCCGAGAGGGCCGCATCATACGCCTGATAATGCTGGGTTGAGCAGGTGATCAGGTCGGGGCCGCGTTGACCGCGCGAGCGGGCGAACACGATGTGGTTGAACAGCGGACGAACAGTGGTCGAGGTGACCGCCGTAATCGCCGTGCCAGCAACCGTGATCGAGTTGGCATTGTAGCTCGTCGTTCGCCATTGGGTGTTGGACACCCGGCTGATGCCGCCATACGTGCCGCTCGACGGCGTGGTCGGAATGGCAAGCTGAAGACCGCCAATCTGGTTGTCGCTCGTTCCGGCAGAGTGGATGTCCTCGCAGAAACGGTCTTGCAGTTCCTGCTCAGCAGCTTCCATGTGCATCTCGAAAACGTTTTCGAGTTGCCCTTCTCCGCTGTTCTGGAGAATTTCCTGTCCGGTCAGCATGATCGAGACAGCGCCAAGCTTCGGCGTGAACTCGGCGTCGTTGAACAGTTCGACAGGCGACGGCGACAGAAACTGAGCGCCGTTATAGCGAATATAGCTGCCCGTTTCGTTGTAGAGTTGGCGAACACGAATGGTTGGGCCGCTGTAGGCTTTCCATCCGCCCTTGCTCTTCATGGTGAAGAGAATGGCGTTCGCGTTGGAGACGAGGTCTTGATATCCGGGTGACCGGAACTCCAAGGCAAGCGAGAACGCTTCCCCCAGTTTTTCTGTGGTTGTTAGTGGCACGACAAGGCGTCCTTATGGGTTATGCAATGCCCAGCTTGCTGAAAGCAGCCGTGATGGCATCGCGTGCTGACGAGGGGACTGGCCTTCTCGCGGCAGGGTTTGAGCCTGCGCCGGGTGCGCCAGTAATGGATGCTTGACCGCGTCGGGTTTGAGCCGCGTAGTCGGGCGCCGGAATATCCGGCGCGGGGGGCGAGAGCGACGGAGCGGGGTTGAGCCGCTCGACCTTCTCGTAAGCTTTCTTCAACCGGGCCATTGGTTCAAGGTCCGGTGCAAATCTCGGATTGTGCAGTTCTGTCTCGATGTCTCGCGCAAGCTCATCAAAGCGCGGATGAGCCTTCGAGAACTCTGCAACCTGGTTCTGGATCGAGGAAGAACGCTGCTCCATCTCTTCCTGCTGACGCCGCTGCTGGGCCTGCTCGTAAGCCGCGAGGCGCTTCTCGGTCTCTTCCAGCCTGCGCTGGAGGTCGGTGTTCTCGGTGTCGAATGCAGTGTCCGGTTCAACCTCGTCCACGATCTGCTTGGCGAACTGGTAGAGGCTCTCATAGCCTTGGTTCTTTACCAGCCGCTCGATGCCCGCAGGCATGTTCGTTGCGAGCAGGCGGTCGAACTCGACGTAGTTCTTCAGCGTCTCCTTGAGGGGCGCCTTGTAGGTTTCCTGCGAAAGCCGGTCATATTCGGCAAGCTCGTTCCAGCGTTCGGCGCCCTCCCGATGCTTGACCAGCCCGGCGCTCAGTTCGTCATGCATCCGCACAACTTCGGCGCGGAGAGGCTCAGGCGCTGCTTCCCATGTCGCCTTCGCCTCTGACGACATCCGCTGCGGGGGCTGATACCTGCTGGGCGCGGTCGGCGTCGGTGTGGCAGGCGGTGCTGTTGGATTTGCTACAGGCGCAGCCTTTGCAGCCTCCATGTTGGCCCGGCGCGTCTCCCAGCCCTTGGCCGTGCGCTCGGATGCCTCAGACCTTGCCGTTGCATCAAGCGCGTGCTTCTCAGCAGCGCTCTTGGCTTTGGCGATCAGCCTCTCGTCTGCGCCAGGACCATCACGAAGGACAGCCGCTGCGCGTTCCGTCTCGGTCGGCGGGCGAGCCTCGACCGTGTTGAAGGCCGTGCGGATGGCATCGCTGATCGATGGCGACTTGTCAGCCTTGGCCGGCGCGGATGCCTTGCCCTCAGATGCAGCAGGTGCTGTCGAAGGTCCGGTGCTTACCGAAGGTGCAGATGCAGGTTCGCTGCCGCCCGTTTGAGGGGCGCTAGAAAGGTCGTCGGCCATGTGTGGCTCCGTTTGAGGGAGGTTAGTTCGGGCGACCCGAAGGTAGCCATTCGTCGAGAACTCTGGTGAGATGCTCGCACTGGCATTCGATGCCGTGCAGTTCGAGTTCGACCGCGTGCATCAGGCAGTCAGCCGCGAAGCCCGCAATCGTGCTTGTCGGCATCAGCGTGTCACGCAGCTTGGCAATGGCTTCGAGTTCTTCGTCGTTGAGCGTCAGGGTGATGCGCTTGCTCACTTGATGACACCGAAGGGTGTTGCCCCCGGCTTTGCTCTGGCGCGATAGTTGGCGACGGTTCCGCCTTCGTTGAAGACGATGTTGTTGGCCTTGGCGACGGCTTCCTTGATCGCCTTGCGGTCAGGCTTGGGACGGCCAACCGGCTTCTGCTTATCGTTGCCCATCTCCACCATGCCGCGAGCCTTGTATTCCCGGCGCATCTTGGACTTGCTCGTGAAGTGGATGCCGCTCGCCTGACACTGGACGCCGTTCAGACCGCCAATGCTTTCCAGATTGTCGCTGATGAAGTTGCGGCAGACGTTGAGGTCGCTCTCGTTCCAATTCGGCTCAGGCATGCAGTTGCCCGACCACCGATCCAGAGGATGCCAGCCGTCGCATGTCGTGCATTTGCGGATCGGTGCCGCGCCGATGTAGCGCTCGCAGGATGCCATCCAGTCGTCAGCAGTGTGGAACTCGGAGCAGCGCTGGCAGAAGGTCTGCTTCTTGTCGAACAGTGTGCAGCGCTTGTCCTCGTCCAGTTGCTCGGTGTCGGCCATCAGAAGCTCCCGCGTTTGTACGTGAACGACACGCCCCGCTTTGTCGGGTCTAGGTTCTCGCCCCGCAACAGGGCCTGCGCATCGTGGTCGATCAGGTGGTCATCAAACCGGACGCGCCGGATCATGCGATTTGGCGGATCGTCCAGAACCGGCGTCCGTGTGCAGGCATCGAATACCCAGCCATAGAGCGCTGAGAGGTACACGCCCGCTGTCTCATCCTCGTTTGGTGGACGGGCCTCCCCAATGCCAGCAGCGTTGAGCCTTGCAGCAAGGGCAAAGAACTCCGCGCGGTCCCAGCCAGACTTCATCAATGGCGTCCGTGTTGGCGAGAGCCCACAGCCATCACAGCGCACGTCAGGAATCCCATCAGGAAGGCTGCAACGTGTGTGAGGTAGGCGGTCATCAGACAAACGCCTCGTTGTAAGGCTCGCCCGTCTCTTCTTGCTCGCCAGATGCCTGCATCATCAGCTTTTCGCGTTCGACCTGAAGCTTCATGGCCGCGAGCTGAATCTGCATCTGCTGGAGCTGCATCTCGCCCTGCTGGATACGCTCAGCGTGAGCCTGCGCCCGCGCGTCTGACTGCGCCTTGAGGCCAATCTCCTGCAACTTGGCCTTCATCTCAGCATCGCGGATCATCGCCTCAGCCGCAGCCTGCTGCTGCTTGGCCTGCGCTTCCTGCGCCTTCACCGCGCCATCCATCTGGCTTTGCTGCGCCTTGGCTGCACGCTCAGCCTGACGATCCTGTAGCTCCAGCGCCTTGGCCTGCATGTCCTGCTCAAGCGCCTTAGCCTCCATCTCGGCCTTCGCAACTTCAGGTCCGGGCGGTCGCGGCTCCTTCGCTTTCTTGGCCATCATCTCCACGAAATCATCGATGGCCTGCTCCATCTGCCGGCCTGCCCTGAACGGGGCCAGCATGAACTTGAGCATCTCACCGGCGAAGTCCGCAGCCTCCGGGGCCTGTGCAAGCAATGGAGCAAGCGCATTGGTCGTCTGAGCAAAGGCCGTTGAGAACTCGTTGCGCGCCGCCTTCTCTGCGTTCTCGTCCGGTTGTATCGTTGAGTCCGTCGCAATCATCAGCGTGAACGGGCGGATCTTCTGGTTCCGCAGAAGGCTCACCACCTTCTCAATGGTGACAATGTCCGCAGCTTCCTTCTGGTGCGTCGCAATGATGCCCTGCTTGGCCTGCTCGAACTGCGCAGGATCAGGCGGAGGCGGCGGCTGTCCATCCGGTCCAGGCTGAGGCGGGGCCTGCATCTGCTGCGCAAGCTGCGCAATCTTCTGCATTGCCTCCTGCTGATGCTTTGCCAGAACGTCAGCCTGCTTCGGCAAGTCCTCGATCTGAGACATCTCGATGAGCGTCTGGGGCGAGAAGTTCTCGGCCATGATCTCGCCAGCGATGTTCAATGCGCCATCCGCAATCCGAACCATCTCACCCTGACGGTCACGGATGCGGATTGAGCCGTACTGGCTCTTGAGCTGCTGAGCGCCAAGCGTCTCAGATGCCTCGGTCTGGCCGCGCATGATGTCTGAGATGCCGCTGATCTGGTACACGTCATCGATCAACTGCCGGCGAAGGCCAACTAGTTCCTTGACCGTCTGAGCCACTTCCTGAACCGGCAACCACACAATTGCATCTCTGAGAGCAGCAGGGCCACCCATCTGCGACATGCCCGGTAGCGGGACCATGACGCGGCGGTTCTCGCCAGAGTTCATCTGGCGCATCGCAAGCTCGACGGCTGCACCGATGTCCTCAGAGCCAGAGGCGTAGAAGCCCACCAATTTCAGGCTCTCGCTCAGCGCACTGATGCGGGCCGTGAGTTCGTTGATCTCTTCGAGCTGATCCCTGTAGAAACTCGCATCCGGTACAGGGACGAGGCTGTCAGGCTCAATCGTCCCGAAGCACGGCCTGGGACACGGCCAGAAGCCCTCGATGTTCAGGTGCGGCGGGGCGATGTCCAGCACTTCAGGTGCATGAGGATGCACCCAGACCACAAGGTTTTTAGCCCGGTGCCATAGCTCCCAGACACGCGCCTTCTTGTCGATCTTGTATTCGTCCGCAGTGTCCTCGGCATCGACATAGGCAATGTTCTGCCATGCATCCTTGAAGCGTTTCTCACCGGCTTCCTTGGTCAGCCATGTGCCACGCGCAACCCAGCCGTTTTCCGCCCAGATACGTGAGGGCTCATGCAGGAAATCCCTGCGATGCACCCACTCGTAGCGGACGCTCTCCTCGATACCGTCGCCCTTCTCGTAGGTCTCATATCGCAGCCACATCTGGCCACGGCCTGTGAGGGCAAGGTCATCACGGACGCGCTTCAGCGTGTCGTGGACCTTTTCGCCATCGAAGGATGCAATCAGGGCGCGTTCCAGCATCTCGCCGGTCTTGCGGGCTACCGCGCGATTGCTGTCTTTGAACCTCTGAACCACGACAGGTTGCGGGGCTCTCGCATAGATCGACGGCTTGAGGACTTCGAGGTTGGCGTAGAGCATCTGGAACTCACGGTCGCCACCTGACTTGAGGCGAGCGCTGGATGCGTAGTCCTTCCCGATGTTGTCACAGGTTTTGTGCCATTCATCGAAAACTTTCTCGGCGCCCTCGATCATGTCGCACCACGGCTTGGCGTCGCGGGATTGCTCCTCGTCCTTGGGAGCGTCCTCCGGTGCTGCTGGGGCGTTGTCGTCTACCATCACCAGTTCTTCCGTTTGCTCGTTACTGGCTGCGGCGCACCGGGCAGGTAAATCTGGCCAACCTTGGCCGTGGGCTTGGGTCTGTCAGGCTCTGGCGCCTTTCCAGCCTGCATCTTGTCGAGGAGCTGACCTACGAGGCCCAGCGCATCGACAGCATCGTCATGAACCCCCACGGGGAAGCTCAGCATCTCCGAGACGAGGTCAGCACGCCAGGGCGCGTCAGCACGCATGTAGAGGCCCAGCATCGCCATGCGGCCACGGATGGACTGAGCCCTGACCGACTTGTCGCCCCGTGTCGGGAAGCTCTCGCGATGCACGTAGGCCTTGCGCTCCATCATCCGCCGAAGCAGGAACGGACCAACGCCAGACTTGATCTGCCCGCCCTCTTCCGCCCAGCCTATGGGCTTCCACTTGGCGACGAGGTCGCAGAAAGCATCGACCCAGACATCGGACGAGGATTGGCCGCGCCAGAGGTCCAGCAGGTACATCCGGTTCTCAGGGTCGATCCCGACGACGGCATGGACCGTGTAGTCACCACCGTTTGCCGTGACCGCGTAGTCAGATCCGCCATAGACCTTGAGCGTTGCCCGGTCGGGCAGGACATCGACCGTCTTGAGCCAGTCGGCTTTGAAATAGTCGCCCTCGTCTGGGACGGGCCGCTGTTGATACAGAGCTGACCAGTCTCTGGGGCCGACTGCGCGCCTGATCCGCTCAAGGGCCTCGATGTCGTATTGTTCAGGCCACAGAGCCTGCCCGTCGTCCGAGATGGCCGGCAGGTTCACCACCTTCCAGTTCTCGTGGGCGTGCTCCTTGAGCAACCAGCCCGAAAGGTCGTCCTCGTGCCAGCGGGTCTGAATGATCACGATTTTGCCGCCAGGCATCAGGCGGGTGTAGGCCGTGGACGTGTACCAGTCCTTGATCTTCTTGCGGATGGTCTCGCTGTCCGCGTCCTCACGGTTCTTGATCGGGTCATCGATCAGAAGCAGGTGGGCGCCACGGCCCGTCAGAGGTCCACCGACGCCTACCGCGAAGTATGCCCCGTTCTGGCCCGTGGTGAATGAATCATCCGGGTTGCCCTGAACGTGGAAGCGTTTGACCGCCGTTGAGTCCGACTTGATCTTCACTCCGGGGAAGACCTGAGCAAAGACCGGATCGGCAATCTGGTTTCGGACCTTGCGCCCGAAATCGTCTGCCAGTTCCTGCGTGTGGCTTGCAGCGATGACGTAGTGGTCAGGGTTCCTGCCGAGATACCATGCCGGGAAGTTCTCGGATGCCGTGTGGCTCTTGCCGTGACGCGGCGGGAGGAACAGCATCAGCCGGTCGTTCTCGCCCCGCTCCAGTGCTTCCAGTTCTCTGGCAATCAGCCTGACGTGGTCGGGGTAGCGGTAGCCTGACCACTGGTAGGCCGAATAGGCCGTCAGCCGTGAGAAGGCGAAATCCTCGGCGCTAGGAGTTTGCGAGGTACGCTGCTGCGACCGCTGCATCACGCTGCACCTTGCTGACGAATGGCATGTCGGGGTCTTCCCCAACTGGCTGGGTTGCCTTCCCGTAGGCGCGGTCGAGGATTTCCTTGGCCGCTGCGATCTGCGCCTGCTCGCTCTCGGCGTTCTTCATCAAAGCGGCAAGAACCTTCAGGGCTTCGGGGCCGTGCTTGCGTGCAGCAGCCTTGATCTCAGCCGTTGCCTTGTTGAGCGAGCCTGGTGGCCTGCCCCTTCCGGCGCTGCCAGTATTTTTGCCTATTTTATTTGTTCCGGCTCCATCGCCCATCGTGTTCGTCCTTAGCGGTCTGAGCGCCTGTGGATAAGTTAGGCTACGTAGTCGTCGCCGTTCTCGTTGATGAGGACGGCTGGAAGGCCACCCGATGCGACCAGCGTGATGGCTTGGCCTAGAGTGGCGTTGGGGGTCATCACGGGGGCAGCGGCAGCTACAGTGCTTTGAAGCTGGGTGACTGCGCGACCGCCACTGGCGAGGATGACAACGGGGACGCCGGGATTGCTCGCCATTGTCAGCTATCCAGCCAGTGGATAAATCTAGAACAGAGTTCGATGAAGGCAACGATCATAGGTGCCTCGATAGAGTGGAGCAGCGATTGTCAGGCTGTTTCCGGCTGTCCATTTGCAGCGGGCGCGAACTTCACGGGCTGCTTCAGCTCGCCCATCGCCTGCTTGAACTCGACCCAGTCCGCGCCGGGGAGTGTCGGCAGCACAGGAAGCGGCGGTGCAGGGGCCACTGGAACGTCATAGGCGACCGCCAGGGCCTCGTAGCGCGCGATCTGGCGCTGTAGG